GTTCGCACTAGATAAATTGACTTTTGACGCTAATATACGGTTTAACTTTCTTTGAAAAATAGGTAACATAGCTTTATCAAATGATGAATAATCACCATCAAATTAATTATTTTTAGATATTTTATGTAATCTATTTATTATTTTTTCCCAATCATTACTCAGAGGATTAATTCCTATCATTATACCATTAGCAAATTTATCAATCATAACTTTACTCATAATATCTCCAAAGAAATATCTTAATAAAATCGTTTGAGTTAAATCACAAGCTGTAAACACTCTAACTTTTTTAGGTAGTGATTTAGGGTTATTAAGGTCAACTACATCCTTCAATTCATCTTTTCTAGTTAATTTAGCATAATTATCATATTTAAAATTACATGCGGTGACATCATCTAAGAAAGGTATCAAATGATTATTCAGAAATTCTGATGTAATAGTTCCTTCTTCGTAATTAAGACACTCTCTCTTATCTAATGGTATGTTAAACCCTGTTGAGCTATCTGGATCAATCCTATTCAATTGTTCATTTCCTTTGACAACCTCATATTCTGTCAAATTAGAGTTGTCTTCTGGTAAAATTTGATCTATTAAATCAACAGAGAAATTTAAAGCTTTTAAATCAACTTCTCCTGTTTCTTTCATCAATTGATCACTCAACATTTTTAAATCGTGTTGTTCAATTGGAGCCTCAAAAGCGGGTTTTCTCAACGTATCATAAACTCCGTAAATTGGTGATTCCACATACATAGTATTGGTGGGTGTATAATTATTAATTTGTGTTTGATTGTCAACATAAATACCATTTCTTATATCACATTTTAAGATAGTGTTATTATTACGAAGTAAATCATGACAATTTAAAAATTTATTAAGTAATTCGCAATTATTATTGGATAGTGTAGGTGTATTAGAAGTGAATATCTCGTTCACCCTTTTATCTCTATATACATATAAAGGAAAATATTCTAACTTTATACTACCCACTTTATTATCTATTTCATAAAAAATTATGTTATTTTCTTCTTTTAAGGTTAAATATAAAAAATGTTCTTTTTCAATTACGGGTTGTACAAAAACTTGTTTATCTTCAAAATGATTTTTAATTCTCACTAGATCTCTCTGCGAAAATAAACGGCTAACACCTTTGCTAACTAGTTTATCGTCTAATTCACCACTAACTCCGGCCACGTGCATTCCTATTATAGCGTTATCTAATGTTACTAAAATAGAACCACACATACCTTCTCCTTCGTAATCATACATAATTGACGATTCCTCTAGCAAAGATTCGTATCCGTTGATATCATACTCATATTTAACTGTAGAATTTAAATCATTTATATTATCATCTAAATCTATAACGGTTTGACTTGTAGCTAAAAACAATTTAGATGAACTGGGATCAAGAGAAAAATTTATTTTTTTATAATAAAAAGGAGCATTTT